ACCAAAGGTTCCAGGTCAGATTCTATTCGACATGAGTTGTCGAATCAGGGCCAGAATCCGTGGTGAGACTGGCCATCTCTCGGCAGGTCCGAACTCCTGCCTAGAGTCCACCCGCTCTGCGGGTGGTCAAACCGGATACATAAGCCGGTTGAGCAGAGCCAAGGCTCTGCACCGGGTGTACGACCATCGTACACTCGAGTGGGTCGAGACTGAGCCTCGACCTACCAGAACGTCCAAAGACGTTCTGGATTGGGCCATTCAAGAGGTCCACACGCACCCCACTTACGTGAGATGCGTACGGCTCCACGCAGTGCCGGAGCCGTCAAAGGCGCGGACAATTACCGTCTGCACCCTCCCCTACTTACTAGTAGTAGGGGTCCTTAGCAAGGTTCTACAACCTGCTATTGCCTCGGATATCTCGAGGACGGGGTTGCACGCTTCGCGCAACCTGTGGAAGTTCCTCTATGAGGACCTTGATCCCACAAGTGACTTGTGGTATCGGATCCGGGATGAACATCCCAAGGATCAGCCCATCATGGGCCTATCCTCCGATTTGGAGGAAGCCACCGATTATGGAGATATCGGTGTAGCACGCCAAATTCTACATGGTGTGCTATCCCAGGCATCCACGATACCTGGGTTCCCAGTGGGACTGGCCCTACTGGCGAAGACCCTCTTCATAGGGAAGAGGTTCTGCCTCCGTCAAGACGGAGGCCGTGCGAGGTGGTTCACCAAGCACAACGGTTGGCTCATGGGCGACCGTCTCACCAAGGTGGTTCTCACCTTGGCGCACGAGCTGGTGATTCGTGCATCCGGGCTTCACCTGGCTCGGATTTGCGGTGACGACGTCATCGCACTCAGTCGTGATAAATCGCGGCTGGATAACTACCAAAAGGTAGTTACTGAGATGGGATTCAAAATCTCATCTGAGGACCATTACGTGTCCTCACGCCTCATCTTCTATTGCGAAGAGGGGGCAGTAGTTCCTCAAACGTTCCAGGAACTACCGGCGGTGTCTATCCGCCGGAAACGGGTGTCCTGTTATGTGGACTACCCGAGGGTGAGATTACTCATCCCAACCTTGGTCGAAACCAAGGTTCACTCCTTTACCGACATCGGAAGGTATACCCTTCTAGGTAAGGAGACTCGCTGGGTTCACCAAAGTGGACACCAGCGATCGATCGCCCTATTTGATAGGGCGACGATGATCCAGCACCTATCGGTGCCGAGATCGCCGGACACTATATGTCCATTCATCCCCTTAGAAATAGGGGGAGACGGGTCCTTTCCTAAGGACCCGACCTTCCTGCAAAAAACAATAAGCAGGAAGGCGCGTGACCAGAACGAGGTCTGGTTCCGCA